TGATGTATGAGGAGGGCTATGATAATGGTTATGACGCTGGCCATGAGGAGGGCTACAACTCCGGCTACCGGACTGCGGAAGCAGAGGAGAATGACGCCCGTGAGGAGGGCCATGAAGAAGGATTCAAAGAAGGCCGTAAAGAAGGCTACACAGATGGCTACGATGATGGTTACGAAGAGGGCTGTGAAGAGGGCTATCGTTGTGGAGTTCAGGAGACCTTAAAGGAGAACAAAGATGTCTAAGCGTCTAAAAAAGATTGCTATCAATTTGTCTATGCTATTGAATTTTTCACTAGGGGGAGAGTTAAATCAAACCTTTTCCGCTAGAAGTTGGGAAAGCAAACGCAACAATAAGTTTAACTTGGTGTTCTTACTTGACACCTTGCTTGGCTCAGGGCATTGTGCTCGTGCTTGGGTTTATTGGCAGGTAAAGAGATAAAATGTTTACTATTGAATTTGATACGGATCGTGGTGAAGGTATCACTATAACTACTCTAGATGGAAAAGGAAGACACGATGATGTTGAAGTAATTTTGTATGATGATGATATCTACATTCGTCAGATTGACGAGTCAGACGGTGTTCAAATGATTATGCTATCTAGCCAGCAATTTAAAGACATTGTTGCAGCTTTTAACTTACCTGAAGGAGCCTACTATGCGAGTTAAGAAATATGAACTTCAAGCTGAATGCTTTTTTGAGGAAGGGACTACAAGTGAGACTCTCTTTACAGGCCTTGCTGCAGAGGTGGGTGAGGTGATGTCTGAGCGAGTTAAAGAAACACGCAAAGGCACTCGTCATAGCGATGAAATCTTTGATGAGCTTTCTGATGTGCTGTGGTATGTAACTATGATTGCACGCAGCCGAGGTTACACTCTGAATCGGTTGATGAAGCATAACATCAACAAACTAGAAGATCGTGCTATTAATGGAAAAGGAAACTAAAATGCCAAACTGGTGTATGAACAGCGTCGTAATCTCTGGCCGTAAAAATAAACTGGATCTTATTGTACGGGCTTTGGAAGAAGACAAACTCTTAGAAACACTTTGCCCAATCGGAGAGTGGGAATATGATGAGGCAGTTAAACTTTGGGGAACAAAGTGGGACGCTCAAAACTCAAGCTGGGATCTCGACGAAGCTAACAACATGCTAACAATTAACTTTGATACTGCTTGGGGGCCTCCAATAGCGGCATACTCTTATGGGGAAAAGCTTCATAACATCAAAATTGAAGCTACTTTCCATGAAGACGGAATGATGTTTGTTGGAGAGTATAAAGATGGAGAAGAAGGGTCTTACTCGTATGATTTTGAGGACGATGGTTTAAAAACAGAGGCCTCGCAAGAGCTTATTGAAGACTGGGGGATTGATAGGGACTGGGAGTCTTGGAAGGAAGACCAAGAAGAATAAGAGAAAAAATTAGCTGACGTTAAAGAACAATAAAGGAAAACTTATGATAGCTATTATTGACGGTGATGTACTTCTCTACATGAGTATATGGGGTATGGATACTAAACAAGAAGCAAATGATAAATTTGATGGGTTGTTTAATAGTTCACTTGAAAGTGTTTTTGCTACAGACTACGTCATGGCCCTTGGTGGTCCTGACAACTTTAGAGTAGACTTGTTTCCTAACTATAAGGGTAACAGGACAAAGTCAAAATCAACAAGACCAGAATGGTTCTTAGATTTGAAGTCTGACATAGTAGAACGTTACGAGGGTTGTATTTTTACAGATAACTGTGAAGCAGATGATATGATCCGTGTTTGGGCAAATGAGCTTACTGCAGCTTGTATTGAGAATATTGTTATTTCGGTTGACAAGGATCTTGACTGTATTCCAGGGCTACACTACAACCCACGTAAGGAGTTTATTTACGAGGTTAAGGAAGCATATGCAGAGTACTTCTATTGGAAACAAGTTATAATGGGTGATCCAACAGATAACATTCCAGGGATTCCTAGGATTGGACCTAAAACAGCTGAAGCTATTCTAGAAGGGTCTACGGACTATCGGGCCTCTGTTTGTAGAGCTTATGAAAAGTTTTATAAAGAAGAGGGGTATGAGTATATGATTGCTAATGGTCGTTTAATTCACATTTGGCGACACATGAATGATCATTTCAAAGTAAAGCGAGAAGTTTATGACAAAGCAATTAGTGAGTGATACAGGACATTGGAGCTGTTATAAAAACTTTAATGCTGAAGAATGGTTTGGCTTTGTATACTGTATTGAAAACTTAACAACAAAACAGTATTACATTGGTAAGAAACAGCTCTGGCATGGGGGTAAGAAAAAATCTAAGACCTATGGTAAACCTATGAGCTGGAAAACTTACATGGGTTCTTCTACAACGCTAAAGAAAGACATTACTAAGTATGGTAAGAAGAACTTTAGTTTTGAAATAGTAGATTTATACAACACAAAAGGGGGTCTTTACTATGCAGAGGCTTACCTTCAAATGCTTTCTGATTCTATGACGGAATATCTTAAGGATGGTAAAACACCTCGATTTTATAACCGCCAAATTGCTGCAATTAGGTTTGTTCCTAGTGAGGGTCCGACTAAAAAGACTAAAGCATATGCTAAAACTTTGAGAAAGAAATACGAATGAAAGTACACCCAATTGCACCAGCATTGTGGATGGCTGCAATGCTTAACCTAGTAGGTTCTATTATCCTCCACACGTTTAACATTGTAGAAGTTGATATTGTTTTGTCACTTCTATTTTACTTGTTCTTTACAGAGATGAGCAAGTTTGTAGCTGAAATGACAATGGAACCAGATAGCTCAGACGAGGAATAGAGATGGGGCGAATAGTTACTAAGAATCAACCTTGTAATGACTGTGGTGGCTCTGATCCTCTTCAAATTTATGAGGATGGGTCTACCTACTGCTTTAGCTGCGGAAAATCACACAGAGCGAAGGGAGACTATGTTAAGCCTATGAATGATGAATCAGAGTTTGAAGCCGTTGACAACTCTTGGGGTCCAACCTTACGAGAAGTCTCTGAGGACTACCCTGTTCGGGGTTTCCGTGAACGAAATATTAACAAGACAATAGCTGAGTATTATGGTGTTAAGGTATCTTATGACATCAACGGAGCTATTGATGCACACTACTACCCTTATCATAACGAGGGTCTGCTAACAGGATATAAAGTAAGAGGTCTGCCTAAAGAGTTTAGGGCTAACGTTGGTAAAGTAAAAGGCGGTCTCTTTGGACAACACTTGTTTAATGGTGGTAAGCGACTAGTAATCACTGAAGGAGAGCTAGACACCTTAGCGGTTGCTTCCGCTTGGCATAAACGCTATAACACCTTTTACCCTGTTGTTTCTATTCGTTCTGCCACTACTTTAAAAGATCTGGTAGAAGAACGTGACTGGATTCGCAACTTCGAAGAGGTTATCATTTGGTTCGATAATGATGCTGCTGGCCAAGAGGCTACAAAAGAAGCAGCACGTATTATTGGTTATGACAAGGTTAAGATTGCTAAAACTCCAGAGAAGGATGCAAGCGATACTTGGATTAAAGACCCCGACAAAGTTCTAAAGGCTGTCTATGATGCCTGTGAATACACCCCTGCTGGTATTCTTAACAAAGAAGACCTATGGGATCGTGTGGTCGCTTATAATGAAATGGAGTCTGTACCTTACCCCGAATTCATGGTAGGGCTAAATGCCAAACTAAAGGGTATGCGCTTTGGTGAAATTACTCTTTGGACTTCTGGCACTGGTAGTGGTAAATCAACTCTACTTAGAGAGATTGCAGTTCACTTGCTAGAAACTACTGAGGATAAGATTGGTATTGTATCTCTTGAGGAGAGCCCAGAAGAGTACGCCGTTAAGATGGCTAGTATGGTTCTAAACCGTAACTCAGCTAATGAGGAGGTACCACTTGAAGAACTCAAAATCGGTTATGATAAAGTCTTTGGGTCTGATCGTGTTCTTCCTTTGGACCATCACGGTTCTATCTCTGACGGCTCAATCATGGACCACTTGGAGTATATGGCCTTGTCTGGTGCTAAGTACATCTTTATTGACCACATTACTATACTTGCTTCTGAAGGCAGTGAAGGGTTAACGGGTAACGAGGCGATTGATAAGATTATGAACCGTCTACTTGGACTTGCTAAAAAGCATAACGTCTGGGTTGGCCTGATTAGTCACCTACGTAAGACAAACAGCGGTGGCAAGTCTTTTGAAGAGGGTCACTTGCCCTCCTTAGATGATATCAAGGGATCTGGCTCTATTAAACAAATTTGCATGGACGTGATAGCGTTCGCTAGGGATGTAGGCGGGGCAGATGTCGTTACTCGTAACACAATTAAAACTAAAGTACTTAAATGTCGTCACACAGGCTTGACTGGACCATCAGGTTCCCTTTTGTACAACTTCGAAACTGGCAGACTTACAGAAGGGGTTGACTATGCAGAAGAACATGAATCAATGGGTTTCCAAAGAGTGTAATGTAGACGGGTGTAGCAATAATACTAAC